TTTTTGTCTTCGTAAAACTCTGCAAGTTCTTTTGCAAGTGATTCAACTACAAAATCTTCAAGAGCAACAAACTTGTCAGCCATTGCCTTTTGATCTTGATGAAGTTCTTTGATTTCTTTTGCTAGTTGCTCAGAAACAAATGTTTTCATTAGATTTGCATTTGAACGCTGTGCAACAGCAAACTTTGCTTTTGCTTCAGCTAACTGCTTACGGTCTTCTTGGAACTCTGCGATTTCTTCTGAAAGTTTTTCTGAGATCATTGAATCAATAGCTTCGACCATTGTTTCTTTGTCATGCTCGTATTTCTTTGCAAATTCTTCACGAAGTTCTGCTGTAACCTGTAGGCGATTTTCTTTTACCTTTGCGTTCCATGCTTCTTCTAGTTCTGAACGCACTTCTTCCGATAGTGCTGAGTTTTCGAAGAGTGATTTTAGTGCATCTAACATTTTCTATCCTCTCCTCGTTAGCGGAGTTTGCTTATTATATTTAACAAGCTCTCTTTTAAGTATTTTTGTGCCTTTTCGTCGCCTTGAACTTCCCTTGCTACCTGGAACGCCCTATAACCGCCTCGGTTGTTCATAAGGTGTTCGTATATTGGTGTTGGGTATGCGCCCGGCGCACTTGGTTGAGCAACTACATCAACTGTAACTATCTCAAAGTCGCTTACTTCGCCGGATCCATCTTCTCTTACATTACCACTACCTCTCGATGAAACTCCTAGTTTTACGCTGCTTTCTAGCATTGTTTTAACTAGTTGTCCCATCGGAGTTGGTAGTATTTTTAGTTTACCATAACCGTTAGGACCGTCCATCCACATGCTTTCTACCATATGACATACACGGTCCAAGTTAATATTAAGTCCTTCTGGATGATCCACTTCTCCTAACACTGAGTAGCCACCTTGAATTTGCTCGTTGAGTGTGGTGACAGCCCTGCTAATCTCATTTACGGGATAAACACGCTGATTGGCGTTGCGTACTCCGCCTTGAATACAAATACCTTTCATAAAAAGATCTTTGCCTTCATTAGCAGACTCAACAACCATCTTAGCCTGGTCGAAACTCAAATGTTCGTTAAGTGTTCTCATCAATCAGTCCTTACTTCGCTCTTTTTGGAGCGCCATTTAAAGGCGAGCCTGCTGAACCATCTTGCTCAGGTGCTTTACCTTTTTTCTCGGCACCATGGCCGGGTTGTGCTGACATTTTTGTAGCACCTTTTGCGCCAGGAACATTAACATTACCGGCGTTATCTTCTTTAGTTGATGGAGCAGCTAGACCACCTTCTGTGCCGCCTGTGCCGCCGTCACCGCCTTTTGCGATGTTAGCACTTGTGCCGCCCATATTGTTTGGTTTTGCTACAGTTGACTTAGTGTTTGCACCGTTGTCACCCATTGTTGCTGATACTTTTTCTACGTATTCACGCATTTGTTCAGTTTGCGACTTTGCACCTTTTGATTCAAATGGCATTTTGTCTTCGTCGTCCATGTCGTCGTCGTCACCTTCGTCGTCCATGTCGTCGTCGCCTTCTTCTGAATCCATGTCCATTGGCATTTCTTCTGCATCATCTTCTGGCTCGTCCATATCGCCTGCTACTAGTGCATCAAAGTCTGCTTTTAGTGCTTCTAGTTCTGCTTCTAGGTCTTTGATGTCACCTTGTGTTGCTGGCTCTTCGTCGCCGCCTTCCATGTCCATGTCCATATCCATGCCCATATCCATGCCGCCTTCTTCGCCTGGCATTTCAATGTCCATTGTCATGTCATCTTCTGGATCTGCTTCTAAAAACTCATTTTCGTCGATTTCGTCATCATCTGACTCATCTAGTTCATCATCTGATTCGTCTAGATCTTCGTCATCTGACTCATCTAGTTCATCTTCTGATTCGTCTACTTCTTCATCAGTAGCTTCATCTACTTCTTCATCAGTATCTTCTGATAGTAGGTTTTCGTAAATCTCACGTGATCTTTCTACCACGATTTCATGGAAAAGCTCTTCTGCACCTTCACGGTCTTCGTTTACTAGGCGCTCAAGCATCTCTTCAAACTTGTTGCGATCAGTCATGTTAATCTCCTTTATATATCTTTACAAGGCTGTCTATTATATTTACACTTTTTGGAAAATATACGCTTAAAATGGGGTCAAAACAGCCCATTTTATAATGTAACAGGTTTTATCTTAAAGTTTCTACGGAAATCTTCAAGCGTAATATGTGAAAAGTTTTGTAAATCTTTTAAATGATCTGGTATAAAACTGTCCTGTCTTCCTATTATTCTAACGTATTTAGTCCTCGGAAACTGATTTGCACACATCATAGTTTGACGTGTCCAGTTTCCATAATATGTTGCTCTGTCATGTTCACTTTTATAGTTTTTAGTTCCTGCGTACATGTTATTCACACGTTCGTGTTTTTCACCTAACCCTACATAATCAAAACCTAAAATATATATTAAATCGTGTTTGTGTTGACTTGCTAAAAGCATTGCAGTTGGGCCGCTGCTCCAACCTTTGTTAGGATTCATAATGTTTATATTTGGAGTTTTGTTGGTAAGTTTGTTTGCATTACTCCAAACATTGTTTTCTAAATGGAAACCTTTGTCTGTGATTTCCATAATCATTTTAGTATCAACTGCCACTAAATGATCAGGTACAAACTCTCTGTATAGCGCATTACAACCGTAAACACTACCGTATTTTTTTAATATGTTAGGATCAATAAACTTACGACTAATACCGTTGCCAAGTACAAAAGCTATTTTTGTTTGCATTATCCACCAAGTGCTGCTTGTGCTGCTAAACCATACATTTGTCTTACAAAGTTAAGATCTTTTGCTGCTTCTTCTTTGTGTTGATCTGCTGCCTTACGAGCTCTATTGATATCTTTCAAACTAAGTCTACTTTTGCGAGTGTCATCTATTCTAACCACAGATGTATCATTTTCGGCATCGTAGGTTTTATCCTCTACCGGTTCCATTGTTTCTGTATCAAAGTAATAAAGTTCTCTTAGTATCATGTTAGTATTTATATGGTTTGCGTTGTTTCTGGTCCAGGAGGTGCACCACCTAAGTCATCTCCTGTATTTGTTTCTGGAGGTATTCCATCGCCGCCGTCAATGCCGCCTTCTTCTGCACCTAGGTCAGTTTCCAAACCACCTAAGTCACCTGCAAGATCAGCACCTCCTAGTCCTGCCATACGCATTTCGCCTGCCATATCGTCAGTAACTAGATCTTTTAAGTTCTCGTCGTTTTCTTCTCTCCATAGACGTTCATTTTCTGCAATCTCTTCTTCATCCATTCCTAAGAAACGTTTCATTGCAAAACGATTTGAAATATAAGGAAGTGCTGCCATTTGATTAAACGTACCAACTCTGTTGTTGTCAAGTTCTGCTTGGCGGTATGCTGCAAAGTTTTGCGGAGGAGTTAACTTTAGATCAAACATTGCAAAATCAATGTTTGCACCTTTTGAGTTTAAGTATAACTTGAACTCTCTGTTAAAGACTTCTTCAACCATGGATTGCAAACGTTGGCAATAGTTATTGAATCTAAGTTCTTGGATATAAGCAGTCCCCACACGTCCGTCATTGTATTGGCTAGCACCGTCATCTGCTCCAGTTGGTAGGTACGAACTTGGGATACGTAAGCCGCGTACCAACTTATTAGTAAAGTATCTAAGGTCATCAATCTCTCCTAGGTTTGTACCACCTGGAAGTGTTTCAACTTTTGATCCGCGTCCTTCAGCAGTTTGTGGGAAAAAGTAGTCTTCGTTGATTGACAGTGGATTATATGAACTGTCTATGACATTTGTACCACCACCTGTTTTGGATGGGATGCGTCTTTGATGTATTTCCGTTTTAACACGCTCCACAAACTGCATAGCAAGGTGTGAAGGCATGTTGCCCACATCAACGTAGAATACTCTGCGCTCAGGCGCACGTTGGACACGATAGATAATGATCGCATCTTCAAGCAGTTCCTTCTGCTTGTAAACTTTGAAAATACTTTCCAGTAGACTGTTGCCAAAAGGAAAGTTTTGATCAAGTCCTTCGCTCATACTTAAATGAACAACATGTTGAGCGTCAACATGAGTTTCATCATGTTCTGACGCAAATCTACTTGTGCTGCCACTAGGAGTGTGTCCTCCTGTAGCTTGCTTTTGCGTAATGGTTTGATAACCAGGGGTTGTACCTCCTGGTCCATAACTGTTGGTTGTGTTCAATGGTGTTGCTTCAAGTGCATCAAATGCAAAGTTAAGATTTTTTATAACATACTGTTCTGGCTTCTTGCCTTCGCTTTCATTTACAATAATTTTTGTTACTTGACTAGGATCAACATGAAACCATTTTTGTGTCTCAGGATCACGTATAAAAAACTGATCTCCATACTTGAATGCATTTCTTAAAATACGGAACATACGGGTTTCAAACTGATTAAGTTTACACCATTGTTGTAAGTACTGTCCTAAAACTTGTACTTCGCTGTTTGTTGCAGCTTTTTTAAAATCAATAGTAAAATGAGAGTTGTTTTGTTTGTTTTTTTGTGTAGTAAACTCACCTAAAATATCAAGTGCAGCATTAACTTCACTGTCACTATCCATTGTATTGTATTGGTTATAACGTTCAATACGATTAGGAGAACCAACATATACATCCGGCAAGTGTGAGGAATAGTTAGCTGCTGCCGGTCCTACATTTCCCATTCCTTTCATACTGAAAGGACTGTAGCTACCACTTCTGTTGTCCGCAGTTGGAACTGGTGTAAAATATTTTTTCCAACTCATGCGCCTATTCCTTTTAACATATTACCCTGTAAACCTTTTGTTGCTCTTATCATCGCTTTTGCATGGTCTCCGGAAGTGCCTTGTAATCTTGCAATCTGACCTAATATCTGAATCATTTGTTCAAGTTTTTGGTCAGACATGCTACTTGTTGACGACACTGCCTCTCTAATAGTACTTATCGTTTCTTCTCGAGAACTGTCCTGACTTTGAACATTTTGTTGCAATCCTCTTATACTTCTCATAAGATTGCCCATTACACCCATACTGGTCTTAGCACTCATTACCATACCCGGACCTGCCATAAACTCTGGGCCTGCTTCACCTACCATTGCTATTTCACCTGGAGCAATACTTCCTCCTTCGGCTCTACCGCTGGTTGCTAAAGGTACGTTTAATCTAGCTGCTGCTTCTGCTGCACTAGCTCTAGCAGCTTCTGCTATGTGCTGTTGTAATGAAGCTTCAGTTTCACGTATCTGCGTTTCTATATCTGCTGCCGCTTCTATAGATGCAGTGTTTCCTTCTGCAATCAATCTATCTTGTTGTGCTTGTAATGCAGCTAAGTTTTCTTCAGTTTCTGCAACTTGAGCTCTAGCTTCTTCTAAAGCAGCTTGTGTTGCTTCGTGTCTTTCGTTGTTGCCTGCTTCTTCTTCTTCGGCTGTTGTTGTAACAGCTTCGGTGTTAGCACCTAGTCTTTCTAACTGTTGTTCTTGTAGGCTAGTGTCGGTTGTTCCGTATTGCTGCATAAAGTTATTAAGTGCATCTAACGCTTCGTTTCTATAGGCACTTGCTTCTGCTGCATTAAATAGATTACCCACTGCTCCGCCAAGTTGTGCAGCAATCTCTTGGCTGCTTGGCATGTTGTCCAAGAACATTTGAATGCCTTGCATTGCCATTGACTCAAGTCTAGGCATTACTTCACTCATTGCTGTTACAGTAAGGTCTCTTACAGCTTCTTGCATTTGAATGGTAGCATCTATAATACCACCTGTGTTTTGCATTTGCGTAAGTTGTTCTTCTGCAATAGCAAGGTTAGTGCGTTCTAATGCTTCTGCTGGTGACTCTCCTGCTTCGGCAGCAGCATCCATAGCATTTGCAAAAGCATAACTGCTTTCATAACCTTGAGCAGCAGCATCACCGATATCACTTACTCCACTTAGCAATGCTAAGTTAGCACTTTCTTGTGTCTTTTGATAGTTTAAAAACGCACCTTGGGTAGCTTCTACACTTGAAGCAAGTCCATTAGGATCCATAGCATTTGCTACCATTCCTTCAAACTCGTCCTGTGCACTACCTAAAGTCAGATATGCTTGCTGGGCAGATTTACTAATAGGAGCACCAAACTGTGCCATTTCTAAGAACAGTTGTTCATATTGCGGACCAAGAGTGTTCTTTAACTCTGTCATAGTCCTTGTAAACGCTTCTTGCTGATCTGCACTTTTGCCCATTAGCAATGCTTGAACATTACCTCTGGCTCTAGCTTCTTTCATTTCTTCAGCAAGGTCTGCACGTTGTTTGCCAGTTAACTTGCTTAATCTATCTAACTCAATGGCAAAATCCTGAGCAGCTTGTGCTTGTTCTTGTGAACTACGTCTATTGTTTAAGCCATCTTGCTGTGCTATTTCATTATATGTAACTAGTGTTTCGTTTATATCTGCTGCGGTATAACCTAGTCTACGTAGTTCTGTTCCAACTTGGCTATCTAAAACTTCTTTACTAAAGTTGCGGAATCTACTTATAGCTTGATCAGTTGTACCACCAAACGATCTTAGACTTTCACTGTTGTCCATTAGGAACTTGCTCATGTCTGCTACAGTCATGCCTAGTTCTGCTGCTGCAACTTTGATTTGAGTCATATCTTTGCCAAAACTAGCACCAATACCAGAAAGTGTTTGATATTCTTCTAAACTTTGTTCAGCAAACTGTACTAAACCGTTTACAACTTTTCCAAGATTGCCTAGTATCTTGGTATTTCCAACAAGAGCAGCACTGTAATCGCTGAGTTTTTGACTACCACTTAGAAGTTCGCCGCCCAGACCAACTGCCGCACTTGTAGCTTGTCTTAACTCTCCTGTGAACAAACTGAGACCTGGTATTTCGTCTGCCAAATCAAAAACTCCGTGTTTAATCTACCTATAAATAGAACTATAATGTATTTACCTACAGGAAAAAACTATGGATAACTCTGAAAATCAAAGTCCTTTGAAAAAATATAGAAGGCAGCCAAAACTTTTTATTGACTTACCAAGCGGAGGTCAGTATACTAAGTCTAATACTTTTTATAACGATGTGACTACTCAGTTGGCTGTGTTTAGTATGACAGCCAAAGACGAAATCCTATTTAAAACACCTGATGCATTGATAAACGGTAAAGCAACTGTAGAAAATATTTCAAGTTGTATTCCTAGTATTCAAGATCCATGGAACCTTGTTACACTAGATATCGATACTGTTCTTATTGCAATAAGAATGGCTACATACGGAACGTCTATGAATGTTAACAGTAAGTGTCCTAAGTGTAGGCAAGAAAATACCTACGAGTTAAATCTACAACAG